GCAGTTATTCACCGGAGCAAGCGCGGCGGTCACCGTTGATACGTCGGGCAACGTCGGTATTGGGACGGCTACGGCCAACAAATCCAGTTCATCTACCGCACTGACGGTCAACACTGGAACGGCTGGAAATTTTGCTGCTGTGGAATGGGCAAGTGGTGACACTCTCAACTACCACATCAACGCCAACAATTCCGCGATCTACCATGTTGCTGCTGGTACACGACCTTGGATTGTGTTTACCAATGGCTCCGAACGGATGCGTATTGACTCCTCCGGCAACGTCGGGATCGGCGGGACGGCGAGTGCGTTTGCAAAAGTTCATGTGCTTGGCACGTTGCCAAGTTCGTCATCAAACAGTCAGCAGTTTAGAGCGACTGGAACAATCCCAAGTTCGTCTACCGCTAGCGCGGCATCTTACGTTTCGCTGCCATCAACCGAAGCAGCGTCGTTTACATTAACTGAAATTTTCCATTTTTACGCAAACCAAGGCACCAAAGGCTCTGGATCATCCATAACTAACCAATATGGATTTTTTGCAGATAGCGCCCTCACCGGAGCCACCAACAACTACGGCTTCTACAGCAACATCGCCTCTGGCTCTAACCGCTGGAACTTCTATGCAGCGGGGACGGCGCAGAATTACTTTGCGGGTAATACGTTAATCGGTACAACCACCAGCGGCGATGGGAGATTGGAGGTTTCGCAATCTGCTAACAATAAAGACGTTGCACGGTTTTTTAGCACAGGTAGTGGCGATGTTGGGCAACGCGCCATTGTTATTGGTAAATATGACAATAACAGCACAACGTCACAGATATTTGTGCAATTTTCTATTGCCAATAATTCAGTCACTAGCGGTCAAATTAACGCAAACGGTGCAAATGCCGCCGCGTTTGGAACTTGGTCAGACGCTCGCCTAAAAGAAAACATTGTTGACTTGCCGCCGCAGTTGGCAAACATCTGCGCGTTACGTCCAGTTGAGTTTGATTACAAGGCTGGCGGGCATCAAATCGGCTTTATCGCGCAGGAAATGCAAGAGGTGTATGCCGATTCTGTTGGTGAGAACAAAGACGGTATGTTGACCATTACCGGCTGGAGCAAGACCGAAGCGCGGCTTGTTAAGGCAATTCAAGAATTAGCAGCGCGTGTCGCTGAACTGGAGGCTAAATAAATGGCTACTTGGAAAATTGAAAGCATGATCGTTAAGCCGCAAGACGGCTCTTACACCGACGTTGTGGTAACCGCTGCCTACCGCTGCTCGGCCAGCGATGGCGACAAAACGGCATCCAACTACGGCAGCATGGGCTTTGCCTCACCGGGCGATGACTTCGTGGCGTACCCCGACCTGACCGAAGCCGATGTGCTGGGCTGGGTTTGGGCGAACGGCGTGGATAAGGCCGAGGTTGAGGCAAACGTAGCGCGTGAGTTGGATATGCTCGTCAACCCGCCGACCGTTACCAAGCCGCTGCCGTGGAGCGCAGAATGATTAAGTTGGAACTATCCGTTGAGGAAGTGAACGCCATCCTGCAAGTGCTGGGGCAACTCCCAACGAGCAGCGGCGCATGGCCGTTGCTGGTAAAGGTTAAAGAGCAAGCGGAGTTGCAAGTGCCGAAGGTAGAGGAAACGAAGCAATGACGACGGTGCAAGAGCTAGAGACGACCGTGACAAGCCACATTGACGTTTGCACGGTGCGTTACGAAGCAATCCATGCGCGACTGAAGCGCCTTGAGCAGCTCATGCTGAAAGTTGGCGGCGCGATTATCCTCATCCTGCTTGGCGCGCTCGGCAGCATGGGAATGTTGCTATTACAGGCGTTGCAGCAATGACCGAACCCACCGACATCCAACTGCTAAAGGTACAGATACAGGCCGAATTGCAGCGCCTAGAGGCGCACAGCAGCGCCAAGGATGTTGCGGGCAAGGCTATCGGCAAGGACGGCTTAAAATATATTACAGCGATCGTGGTGATCGGTGTGCTGTCTAGTCTTGCGCTGGATAGCGACAAGATCGCAGCTGTGATGGGGCTGCTAGGCGCTTCGCTGACTGCCTTAATCTCCATGCTTGCCAGCATCGCAGGCACGGTAGAAAAGGAAGAAAAGCCCGAGTTTGAGGTCATTAAGGAGCTGATCGCCAAACTAGACCGGCTGGATCGCAAAGAGCAGCCCATGCGAGTAGACGTTGAGGGCGATCATGTGACCGTCACCAAGGGCGATGACGTAGTGAGGGCAAGCAAATGATGACGATGGTTAGCACGTTCCTGTCATTCCTTGCGGGCGGTTTGCCCAAGATCCTGCAAATTTTCCAAGACCGCCAAGACAAGAAGCATGAGCTTGCCCTTGTTGCCGCCCAAAAGGAGCGTGAACTAGCCCTCGCAGAACGCGGGTTTATCGCGCAGGCACGGGTTGAAGAAATCAAACTAGAGCAAGTGCAGGTGCAAACGGCTGCCGAGGAACGTCAGGCGCTGTATAGCCACGATGTTGAGATCGGCAAAGGCGCAAGCCAATGGATGATCAACCTTCGCGCCTCGGTGCGCCCGGTTGTGACCTACATCTTTGTGCTGGAGCTGGTCGCGCTGAACATCGCGGGCGTTTGGTATGCCTACACCACCGGCATCCCGTTTGCGATCGCTATGGAAAACGTATTCAGCGACGACGAGATGCTGATTTTAAGCAGCATTATCGCGTTTTGGTTTGGTACGCAGGCTTTCGGCAAAAAGTGACTTCGGTATACCACATTAGAGAACGATCAAACCTTGCGCTTGATGAAGGGTACGTTGGAATCAGCGTAAACCCTGCTGTTAGGTTTTACCAACACAAAAACGCTGCAAAGACTCGCCGCAATCATTTATCAAACGCTATTAAAAAGTATGGCGACGAGATATGTGTTGATGTTATTGCGTCGGATCTTGATGAAGATCTTGCGCGGTTTTTAGAAAAAATGCTTCGTCCATTTGAAAACATGGGGTGGAATACTTGTGTTGGCGGTGGTATTCCTCCAAATCCAAAAGGCAAGGAAAGGCCAGAGGCTTACCGTAAAAACATATCTATTGCCAAACTTGGTAGCAAGAATCCGATGTTTGGTAAAAAGATTGTATTTTCGGACAGTCACAAAAAAAAATTATCTACTGCATTGAAAGGCAAGCCAAGCAAACTAAAAGGGGTTTCAAGGTCAAGAGTGGCTTGCCCTAAATGTGGGGTAACTGGCGGTGATGGTGCAATGTACCGCTGGCATTTTGAAAATTGCAGATATGAAAGTAAGCCCTGATCTTATTAAACTTGTGAAATGCCATGAGGGTGTCCGAACCCGCCCGTACCAATGTCCGGCGTTAATCTGGAGCGTGGGGGTCGGCCATGTCATAGACCCCAACCACGCCAAGGTGCCGTTTGAGAAACGCCGAAATCTACAGATACCCGAGGGCTGGGATCGCAGCCTCACGATGGACGAGGTGGACGCTATCCTTGCTCAAGACCTTGCGCGGTTTGAGCGCGGCGTGGCCCGACTTTGCCCTTCTGCTGTTAATCATCAAGGCCGGTTCGACAGCCTCGTTTCCTTCTCTTTCAACGTGGGCCTGGGGAATCTTCAAAGGTCTGGGCTTCGCATGAAGCACAACCGCGGTGAGTTTGAAGAAGCCGCCGACGAGTTTATGAAGTGGACAAAGGCAGGCGGGCGGGTGCTGCCTGGCCTGGTCAAGCGACGCCAGGATGAGCGCGCGCTGTATATGGCTGACGGGCTAGGACTCGAACCTAGATAACAGGGATCAAAACCCTGTGTCCTGCCATTAGACGACCCGTCAACGGCTCAACAAGTATTCAATCTCGTTACGCAGCGTTTTAATCTCTAACTCCAGCAGCGTGGCTTCATCGTGTAGCCCCATGCGCCGCATCGCTACAAACGCATTAGCAAGCCTGTCGCCCTGTTTCTGACCGTACCCCCAAGGGATGCGCTCCATCTCCTCTTTCCACGCCCCCGGCGGGCTTATATCGTCTTTCACCATATATCCCGCCCTCCGCGTGAACAGCGCCAATTTGGATATGGCACAGAGCGCCATTCACGGTCACGGTTAGCCTTGAGTTTACGCCATAGGTCGATGATCCATCTCATGGCAAAGCCTCCACGCTGTAATTGCTCGAGGGTGACTTCCAGCCTCGAGGAACTTCCCCTCGAATATGCGACGGATCTACCCACAACAGGCGATTGTTTGGGTATGCGATCCATTGACCGGAATCTAACGCGATGATGTGATGGTCTTTACTTTGATCAGGGATTTCTGACCATCCACCGTTGGCCCAGAACACCGAAAACTGGTACACGCCAGGACGCTGGACGCCATCTCGCCCGATCGCCTTAACGCGGTGGTTACGCAGGAACTGCATTTCGCGCACTTCGCAGAACCGGCTAAAGCTGTCCCACCACACACAGATGTCGAGTGGCAACGGGTCGCAGGGCTTGGAGCAGATCGCGTGTATCGGCATCCTGGCCCACATAGCACCACACTCAAGCATGACGCTAAACATGGGGACGCGCATTGGCTCGGCTCTGAAGCCTAGGACGGTGGCCAGCGTGAAGTCGCCGTGGCCCTGCTCTTGGTCATATAGGAATTCGTTTCGGACGTAAGCCGTGACATACGGCGTATCTACCATAAAGCTCATATCAGCCCCTCTTTCTCTAGTTGCACGATAGTTCGCGCCATTCCGTCGTAATGGGCCAGGCGCAGCTCATCGCGTGTCATGCCGCTCTTATGCGTCCTGCCGTCTACCTCGTCATGGCAGCTAGAACAGCACCAGGCTCCAAGGAGATCCGGCGATTTCATGCCGATACCGCTAACCCCTACAAGACGTATGTGGGCAAGCACGGTGCTGGCGCTATTAAAGTTGCACACCCCAGGGATGCGAACTGTGCAGCCGCGGTCTTTGGCTTGTTTGCGTAGCGTCATAACAGCTCCGTTGCGTAGTTATGCCAGCTGGCTACCAATTCCGGCCAGTTGGCGAAATCTTGATTAAGTTGTCGGTTCTCAATCTCAAACGTATCGGCTTTTAGCTTGAACGACGAGCCATCGCTACGTTCTCGAACCGTGTCTTTGTGGTACACCGTAGCGCGGTATAGGAACGATTCCTTGGTGATCCACCCGCAGAACGTCAGCTCGCTGTTAGTTTTGTTGAAGCTCAAAAACAGATACGCATCACAGTTGAATTTAATCTGTGATCGCAACAGATTATTGACGTAACTCGGTTTTGGCTTGCTAGTGCGGCCCATCGTCTTAACGTCAAACCGCATCCCAAAAGCCTCAAAGTCCACGCCACCATCAAACCCGGTGTCATGCTCCATCAGAGGCTTGCACAGCGCCAGGTTGACCATGTTTTGACCGATAACCCCAACAAGCTGCTGTTCGGCGTTGCCATCGCTCCCATCGTTGCGGTGTCCCATCTTGATTTTCTTGGTAAACCGCCAGCTTTCATCAATAACAAATCGCGGCACGATGATGGAAAAGGGCATTGTTAATCCTCAACGTGAATCGGCTCGGGTAACGGGCCAATTCCCATCTCAATGCACTTGTTCTCAATGCCGTACAGGTACTCGGTGAATTCTTGCTTGGTCATGCGGGATGTGCGTTTTAAGGGCCGCAGACGCTTCCTGCCAAACCCTTCTATCGTCTCCCAACCCCAGATCTCACCCAAGAAAAAGTCGTGTAAATCGTCTCGCGTGAAACCTCGCAGGCTCTCGCCCGCCGCCTCCATGATCATGGGATAGACCACCCCAAAGAGATACCGCGACTGCTGATTGGTTTTCGGCTTTTTCCACTCGGTTACTTCAATCGACCACACACGGGCAGGGTCAAGCCCCTGCACCATGCGCGCCACCGCTGCCACCATCTGCGGCTCTGTGGTTCCCTTGGGGAAGATCCGCTTCACCGGCTGGCCTCGAGCCACTCGCGGCCATACTCGACATCCTGCCAATCCTTGAACCAAGGGCCACCGCGGGTAAAATGCACGGCGAGCGGGTTCGGGCATTGGTCGCGGGTATGCCAGCCCTCGAGATAGTTCCAGCTAATCGGCAGCTCGCCGATCACATCGTCGGACAGCCACTCAAAACGGTGCAGATACATTCCCGATCGACGGTTCACCACCTCGGGCGTCAGAGCCTTGACTTGCTCATGCCCGCAGTTGATAAACATAAACGACGACCAGTTTTTACGGGGGTAAACAGTTTGTACCTGACCATCCATCTTCGTGGTTTCGGTAGGCCGATAATCGTGTTTTACAAGAAAGGCCGCCTTGGCTCCGTCAACGTAATCCAATACCCCGGCGATGTCGCCGCGGAACAAGAAATCACAGTCAACGAAAACGGCCCACCCGTTGTATCCGGCGAGGTACGGCGTCAGGAACCGCGTGAAACTAAACTCGGTAGACGAGAACGGATCAAACTCTCGCCAGTAAAGGTTATGTTCCCGAAGCTCTGACTGTTTGATCGGCTGAATGTCCACCGGGATGGAGGCGTGACGCAAGATTGACTTGCGACACACCTGATAGGCGATGTCCTCGCGGCTATCCCACCCGATAAACACCCGCAGGTCAGAAAGGGGTGTCCAAGTCATCCCAATTTCCCTCGTTGATTTCTGGCTTCTTGGTGGCCTGGCGCTGCGGCTCGCCACCGCGGGAGAGCTTGCCCTCGCCCTTTGGCTCAAACTTCAAGCTCATGTACCGATCGCCGCTTTTCTGGCTCGTCTTGATCCACGCAGAGATGTTGAAATCTACGTTGTCGATTACGCATGAGCCGCGGTAGTCGGGGCGCTTTGGGTTGTCACCCTTGGCGTTGTTCTTAAACAGGACGCCTTTTTGGTTCGGATCGTAATCAGGCACGGTTTTGCTCCTTGGTTATTTGAATGTATTTCTTGATGGCAGACCGTTCCTTGGCCGTCATGGCGTCGGCGACGGCGATATACAGGTCATGGTCAGAATTGACGCGCTCATGGACTGCCAGCACCGCCAGGGCGATGTCTTTCTCCTCGGCGTCTAGGTCAAACGCCGCGCGAAACTCCTTCACAAGCTCGTCACGGCGCGCTGGGTCAAATTCTTTGCCTAGATCGCCTCGAGGATCATTCGTAAAGGCGGGTTTGGCAGCCACTTCATGCGTCTGGGCGTCGGCGTCATTATCGCCCTCGGTCGGAATGCAGAACGCTTGAAAGGCGGCGTACTTGTAAGCCGCAGACATGGCCTTATTGCTGGCTTTGTCGCCCGAGTCCATCGCCTCACCGATTGTGACCACGGTGTGCTTGCTGGCATCCTCGGCGGATACAAAGTCAAACTCTACAGTCAGCGTAACGTAGAACAGCGCCGTGCCTGCTCGATTCTGACGCTCGATAACTTGCCGATCCTTGACGCGCGGCAGAATGCAAAGGCCGTGCTTTGACAGCAACGGCGACAGCGCACCATAAACCTGGTCAATACCGCGGAAAGCATAACCCTGCGAATGATTTTTGCTTTCTTTGCTGATTCCGATTTTGGACAGCTCGGCGGTAACCGCCGCAATTTTTTCATATACTTTCATCGTTGTTCTCCTTTAGCTCGTCTATTGCCTTGTTGCAGGCTTCTATGCGTTCTTGTTCTTCCAGTTCTTGCATCAATTGGTCTTGGTGATGCCACCAAGTCATATCGTCATCGTGCATGAGCTGCGCGCTCCTCTTGTGGGGTGCAGCCGCCGTCACCACAAGGGTCGTTAATGGCGGCAAGTGCAAACAAAATGATTAGACCGATAAATTGCGGCCAGGGTGAGCGGCTCATCGTCCGTCATCCCACGGGCCGTTCATCAAGGCATCTTGCGTGGCAATTTCTTCAAACAACCAGATCGCGTCTGCGTCAAGGTTGCAGATGTCTAGCTTGATGTCGTGGTTAAGCGATGCGGCAGCCTTGTCGTTGTCCAAAAAAATGCCGATCAGGTCGGCAGCCTCCAAAATGATGCCGCCATCGGTGTCCTGCGTGTACTCCACGCGCACCTCAAACTTGTTGTTGAGGGCGTAGAAGGTGCCGAAGGCGTGAAATGTGTCTTTGCGAGGCATATCTATTGCTCCTATCTGTGGTTTGTTAATCAACGAGGCATAGGATAGTTACCTTGACAGGCTATGTCAACCCCCCTATCCTCCCCTCCCATGAAACCGCAACAACTGATCAAGCAATACGGCTCTCAATATGCTGTTGCCAAGGCTTTCGGGGTTACCCGAGCAGCGGTGCAGCAATGGGTCAAGGCAGGCAAAGTCCCTGACGCAAGACGCTGGCAATACGAGGCGGGCAAAGTTGCCCGTCCCCGTTAATGCGTTACGGAAGCGTGTGCAGCGGCGTAGAGGCGGCTACCGTGGCGTGGCATCCGCTGGGATGGCAAGCCGCGTGGTACAGCGAGATAGAGCCTTTCCCGTCTGCCGTACTTAAACACCATTACCCCACCGTCCCTAACTATGGGGACATGACCCAATATGAGGCATGGCCTGATGAACCAATCAACCTTCTTGTGGGAGGAACCCCTTGCCAATCCTTCAGCGTCGCAGGACTGCGAAAAGGACTGGCAGACCCGCGTGGCAACCTCATGCTTACCTACGGCGCAATTGCTAAACGCTATCGCCCCGAGTGGCTGGTATGGGAGAACGTCCCCGGCGTCTTGTCGTCTAACGGAGGACGGGACTTTGGAACCTTCCTCGGAATGTTGGCAGAACTCGGGTATGGGTTCGCCTACCGGGTTCTTGACGCTCAATACTTCGGAGTGGCCCAGCGCCGCCGTCGTGTGTTCGTTGTCGGATACCTTGGAAACTGGCAACGTGCCGCAGCGGTTCTATTTGAGCGCCACAGCCTGCAAGGGCATCCTGCGCCGAGCCGAGAAAAGGGGCAAGGAACTGCCGCCCACGTTGAGGGAGGCGTTGAACTGTGTGGCCCGCTTAACGCCAGAGACTATAAAGACCCCGGCACAGACGGAATGAACCGTAATTCAGCCAAAATGGTGCCTGTTGCAATTCAAGCAACAATTATTGGTCGTGATGAAAATTCTGGCCCAAACGGAGTGGGTGCAGATACGTCTGGGGCAATGTTTACGTTAACAAAAACTGATGTTCATGGCGTAGCACAACCAATGGCTTTTCCTTGGCAATCAGCTCTTGACCCCATAGGTAAGCCAGAAAACCTTTCTGGCACGTTAATCAAAAATCAAACAATGGCAGTTGCTCAACCGATCCCATATGACTTTTTCCAAATTACCGCCCCTGTGAACCGTCAATCACGGGAGCCGGGCGATCCATGCCATACCCTTGCGCGTGACAATGCCGCTCACGCCACCATTGTTCAACCAATGGCGTTTGCTCAAAACCAATTGGGAGAGGTGCGGGTTGGCGAGGTAACCAACACTCTCAACACAAATAGCAATCCAAGCGGTCGTAATACGCCTATGGTCGCGCAGACAATGCAAGTGCGCCGCCTCACACCCGTTGAGTGCGAACGCCTACAAGGCTTCCCAGACGGTTACACCAACATTCCTTGGCGCAACAAAACAGAGTCACCTGACGGCCCGCGTTACAAGGCAATGGGCAATAGCATGGCTGTACCTGTCATGCGTTGGATCGGTGAGCGTATTGCTGCGGTAGAGGCGTTATGAGCCGCACCGCCTATCACCGTGCCTACTATTGGTCGCGTATAAGCGAGCGCCGTGCGTCTGCAAGGGCTTCACGGCGTAGGGCAAGGGAGAGGGCAGCGGTCATTAAGATCGTCTGTCAGGCCGTAGATGACGCCAGAAACGAAAAACCCCCGGTTGGCGGGGGCTTGACGCGGCAGGGGGGCTGCCTTACGCTAGATTTGCGGATTAAGCGTGATGGAAGTCTGAAGGACTGTTCTA